ATGCTTATTCATCGACCTTATGATCTTTGGCCTCTGCCTCGCGACTATGAAGAGTTGACCCACGAGGGGCAGAAGCAGGCGAGATTGGCCGTGTTTGCAGACCAATCTACTCCTGAGAAACTTGTAGTCGCTTGGGATTTCTTCCGTCGTGTTTACCTTGGCGGAGTGGGAAAACTCTTTTATAAAAATGGATTCCAAGAGTCTCCTGAATTTCATTATAATATGGTTTACGACTTGGGGTTTTATGCAAGAAACGCTCAGGCTGCTCCTCGTGGTAGTGCAAAAAGTACCGTCATAGGCATCGAGATGCCTTTGATGTTGGCACTCACTCGACCACACTACGACATGACTCTTGGACTTGCTACTGATAGGCTCGTAGAAGATCGGTTCGACAAGCTGATTCAGCAATTTACGGAGAATCAATTAATCATCGAGGACTTCGGAGAGATGAAGCCCCCAAGAGGACAGAAGATCTGGAATCACCATCAACTGTCTTTATTGAATGGGGCTGTCATTCGAGGTTTATCTGTTATGGGCAAAAAGCGTGGTGGACGTCCCAGATTATTTATCCTTGATGACCCGGAGAACGACCCGGATTCGGATTCACAAGCAGCTGCCCAGAACCTTATAGAGAAGTTCGAGATGATCTTGTTTCGTCAGATCATACCGATGCTTGAGTCCGGCTCCTCTATTTATTGGGTTGGGACTCTTATCAATCGTCGTTCCTTTTTATATCATGCTACAACCGGAGACGACCCTCGATTTGATTTCTGGAATCGTAAAGTTTACAAGGCTATCGCCTACGATGAACACGATAAGAATAAGGCTTATGTACTATGGCCAGAAAAGTGGCCACAAGATGTCCTCGAAGCCCGACGCGAAGAGATAGGGTCTTCCTCTTTTGCCTCTGAGTATTGTAACGAGCCGGTATCGAGTCAGGATAGAATTTTAATTATTGACCCCCGCAAGAATGAATATACGGTTGATGGGGAGTTTGATTGGAAAAATCCTCTGAATCATACAGGTATTATAAAGTGGAACGAACGAATACTGGAGCCAGGCAGACGTGTTTATGTCGAAAACGAGAAACCATTTACTGAGCTTGTTCGTCCTATGTTTAGGATTCTTACATTCGATTATGGCGGAGGACTCTCTCAGTATAATGACTACTCCTGCATAGCCATCCTGGGATTTGACACCATGAATACTCTATGGATTTTAGATATGTGGCTTGGCCGGGCTAAAGATGATATCTTGATGAATTTAATTTATGAGAAGGGATTAGCCTGGAGACCTCGTGTTCTCGGTATCGAGGCTGTTAGTATTCAAATGAGTTTTGCTGAAGCCGTCCAAGAATACGTGACTGAGATGGAGACACAACAGGAACAGCCTTGGAGAGCCAAAGTCTTTCCGGTGACATATCCCTCCAAAGTCTCTAAACCACAGAGAATAGCAGGTCTTGAATGGAGATTCCGTCCTGGCCGGATTAAGTACCCGGCTCACCTTGCCGATAAATGGCCATTTAATCAGTTATACCAACAGACCGAAGATTTCACTCTTGATTTAGCTTTACTTCCTCACGATGACGCAATCGACACAATAGCGATGAGTGGATATGTTGTTAAGAACCGAGGAAGGGAGTTTGTAAGGGAAAGAGGAAAACCCGGTCTTCTTGAAAGAATAAGACGAAATATGCCTATAGTAAAAGGCACTCCATTGCTGTCCGGTATTCCATCCAGCCAGATAACAGATGAGATGATGAATCTCCTGAGCCAAAGAGCAAGACAAAGTATTATAAATCCAAATGACCGCCGTATACAACGGGGTCAAACCAATATTGTAGGGTAGAAAAATGAGCGAATTTCAAAAACCATATAATAAGATTGGATATCTTAACGCTGAATTGTTTACAACTCAGAATTTTCACAATAATAAGGCCAAACATAAGTACTGCAATTGTCGATACTGCAAAGGCCGACGAAACAAAATCAAACGAGAAGTCAATAGATTAAGCGGATTTAAGTTCTACAAAGACATATAGGTTTTTAATGATAATCCTCAAGTCCATCCTGTTCATTGGGGCATGCTTCCTAATTTTGCGGAGGATTGGCCATATCGTAGAAAATCATATTCGATGGAGAAAAGAGCTTGACAATCATTAAACCCATGCTATAATAGAATTGAAAGGATAGTCTATGTCAATATTATTACCTGTAGTATTTGTTCTGGGATGTCTTGTTATTGTAGCTATAATCGTACTTGCCGGTACGCTGATTACTGTCATTAATCGAACGACCGAGATTAACAAGCAGCTTTTGCTGGTTATTGCAGGGAAAGAAGATAAACCGGAAACGCTAAGGGCCTTAGTCGCACAAGATCGTCAACCGTCAAAACCTCTTGCAGGTGTCGCCGCTGGAATAGTGAAAGGTAAGAAGGAAGAAAAATCGAAGAATCAAGATTATGTAATATCCGTAGGAGGTAAATAGTGGCTTTCACTTTTTCATTGCCAAAGGACACCCCCGCCAATACAAAGCAAGTACAGGAAATTTTTCAATATCTTGTTTCTACTGGCAGGTCCAGAATGAATCCTATCTCTATTAATTGGTGGATTAATCATTTCTATATGAGAGGGATTCGGAATTTTACTAATATCAACTATGGGGGTGGAACTCTCAACGCTTCCTATCTGGATGGTTCGGGGACTCTAAAATTCAAGTACGAAGAAATTCTTTCTAAATATCAGGCTCAACTTGGCAGGCTCTTAACAATTAATCTGGCCCCTGCTGTTACCCGGAAGGGACAAAGCCTTGATGGATTACGGAAAGCGAGTACTGCCCAAGTTGTTCTGGATTCCATATTTCCACAAGCTAAAGTTTCCAGTTTGGCTTTGAGTGCCTTCCCTCCTCTATTGCATTATGGTACAATAGGATTTGGTTTGTGGGTAGAAGGTCCGGATAGTGTTGGAATAGAAGTGATTCCCCCTTGGGAACTAATTCCAATTCCAATCGATGTTTCCTCTCCAACTGATAAAAGAGGTTTAATGAGAATCCGTCATGTCCCCACTCAATGGGTCAAGAATCTCGCTATAACTCCGGCAGAAGGCAAGAAAGTTTGGAAAGGATTAGATGAAGTCAAGGTTCCGACAGGTGACTTACCCGCCGATGTAACATCTAAGTTCCAAGGTTCGGCTTCTATTGCTTCTACCGGAGGAGGCTTCTACGTTAGAGCCAGCAATAGTCAGGTAGAAACTCAATGGAAAGGCAAGGGCTCCAAGAAGGATAAGACTCAGATGGATGTTACTTTACTGGTCGAAACCTGGACTGAAACATCCGATGGACATCTGGCAGAGTATTTTATCTTTGCCGGAAGTGAAAGTAAATTAGTACAATTATACCGCCATGACCATTCTGCTCAGAAATACTACATGCCTGTGCAGGTAGCAAGAGACATTATCGTCGGTGGATTTTATGGCCGTTCTTTTGTTGACCAGCTTATTCCTTTGAATACCGAGGCCGAGTACAGTTTAAGCAGCTTATTTCAATCTGTTGCAGATTATGATTTGTACGGTGTGACATTATGGCCTACTTCTCTGGGGACCCCCACCGATGCTTTTCGGGGGAAAGATGGTATCAAGCGAATTGCGTATGAGCCGGATTATACTTCCCCTGATCTGAAACCTTTCCAGTGGCAACCTGCAAAAATGTCAAAACCTCAAATAGATGCGGCCATGATAGCCAGTAATTTAATGGATAAACTCTCCAATCAACCTACCGATTTAATGAAAGGCGATTCTCCGGGTCGTGTTGACTCTGCATCGGGTTTAGGTTTCCTATACGAGACAAGTGGTATTCCACTATCTCCCACTGCTAAGAATGTGGCCGAAGCCATAGCTGGTGTTTATCGTGCAATGCTTGGAATATGTAGGGATATATGGCCAAGTACTAAGGTCATTAGCGTCAGTAATCTCGACGATGATTTAGCTGGAATAAACCTCGATGTAGAAACCGGAAATATTAGTTTAGCTCAGAATGCTATTCCCTCCCCTAATGAAGTCAATATTAATGTGGCCTCCGAAATTCCTATCTCTAAGGAACAACAGAAGATGGAGTTAAAGGAAGCTTTCAAAGAGGGTCGCCTTACCATGAATGAGTTCAATTTCATGGTACGCGAGAAGGGATTGGATATCCCTGTAGGTGACATCGTTTCCTGGCAGAACTATCGTAGAGCTAAAATGGAAAATATAGCTTTGTTCGGAGATGGTGAAAAACCCGGAAAAGTTATTGTAAGTGAACGTGATATGCACGTTATTCACAAAGAAGTTCTCGATGCTTTTATGGCTCGTCCTGAATTCTACGCGGCCTCCGCAGAAGTACGCGATGCTTTTATAAAGCACTATGATGAACACACTATTAATTTAGGTGAACTTCCAGAAGGAATGCCAAATGTCGAAGATGCGGCAGAACAAGAAATGATGCCTCCACAAGAAGGTATCCAACCTCAATTTTAATTTAAGAGAAGGGAACAAAGATGAGCGAAGTACTAAATGAAAATACCGAAATGTTCGATGAAGATACAAATAATTTATTAATTACTATTCTGGAGGAAATAGATAAAGAAGTATCTCGTCAAATAAAACTATGGGGATTTGATTTTGATGATAAGAATACCGCAAATGATTGGTGCTCTTATATTTGTAATTATGTTGCTGCTGGAGCCTACGCAGGTAGGAATGAAGAATATACCCCAGAAAAATTCAGAAAAAATCTAAAGAAAGCAGCTTGTTTATGTATATCGGCTATGCTAACAATAGATAGAAATGGCGATTGTGCTCCTCGTCATTATGAAAGATTGCCAAATTCCGGAGCAAAAACCAATGAAAAAAAGTAAAAGGTTTTGTTATATTTTAATTTAGTTGAAAGGAACAAAGATGAAAAGATTTCTAACTACACTATTCAGTAGTCCTTTTATGGTCTACGATAACGACGGTGGAGCCGGGGACGCAAATAACGCCAATGTCGATGGGGGGGATACTGGAACTGCGACCGGCCAAGGTAGTGGAGGCGGAGATGGCGATACTGGTAATAAAACCTCCGGTTCGGATACTCACGAAGTAACCATTGATGGCGAGAAAAGAACGCTCACTACCGATGAACTAATTACCCTTGCAACGAAATCTGGCGGGGCCGATAAGAGATTCCAAGAAGCCGCAGCCGCAAAAAAAGAAGCTGAACGTGGGATAAGAATTCAGACACTCGTGGATACTATTTCAGAAGGTGAACCAACCGAAGCCGATGTAAAAGAATTATCCGGATTATTAAAGGTTGATTCGGAGGAATTTATGGCCTATATGAATGAAGACTCAAATGCTGATAACAGCAACAATAATTCTAATGCTAACAAGAATACTGACAAACAGCAGACTACCTCTGATTTTGACAAGCAATTTGAACAATTCATGGGGATGAAACCTGCGGAGGCCAGAGCAATACTTACTCATTCGACCAATAGACACA